CCGGTCGAGACGGCATCGCCGAATGCGATCTGGTGCTCGAGCGCGGCCAATGCCTTGACCATCGGCGGCCGGAGGTCAACGCCAGCACGAGGCCGCTTGCCGGAGCCGCCCTGCTTGAGTTGCTCAGAGTAGTCCTTCCAGTCGGCCTCGCACTCAGCAAGCGAGTAAACAGTGAAAACCCGCTCTGGGTCGCTTCTGGTGGGCGAGGAGAGCGTGCGGCTCGTCAGGAGCCCCTTCCCCACCATTCGGGCCGGGGTCGTCCAATGCACGCCGAGGAGGCACGCGGCCTCCCAGGAGCCGATTGCCTGATCGATCTGCTTCTTTGCCATGCTGTCTGCCTTCTGGCGATCTGGCCGCCGATGAAGAATACCCGCGCGTCCCGCCCAAAAGCCAACTCTCGCCTAATCGTCACGGCTTCCCACTTGACACAATGAAGTGGAGGATAGAGGATTTGAACCGTGTGGAACCGACGCATGGTGCCACACGGGCCGGCAAAAAGCCAGCCCCAACGAGGAAGACACATGGAGGTGCCTGCTGATGCCCCGCTACACGGTGATCTGCGAATGGGAGTCGGAATCTCAACTCGATGCCGACGAGATCGTCGTGGTGACGCCCACGCCGGCCCAGGCCGCGGAGAAGGCACGCGAGAAGTGGCTGCGAACAATTGGCTCACAGTGGCCTCACTGCCGCCTAACAAGCGTTTTTGCCATGACGCCGGAAAAGCTTTCCGAACTCTCATAAGGTCAACTTTCTTTCCTAACGCGCCCCCCCAAGGGGGGGCGCGGGTTCTTTTTTTCTCGCATGGAAGTGGTACTCCTTTTTGTGGAGATGCACACCATGCTCTTGCACCACGTTCTGCGTGATCTTTACGCTCCGCTGACGGGCGTCAGCGACCGCACGATCACCCTATACGGTTACACGCTTCGATCCTGGGGGGATTTGCTCGGGCGACCGCCAGAGACCACCGATCTTGAGGAGCTGACCGTTGCTCGCTTTCTCGCCCAGCGTGTCCGCAAACTGTCTGCGGCCACGGCGGCGAAGGATCGCGCCCAACTCCGCGCCCTCTGGGAGTTCTGTGCCCGCCGCCGCCTCTGCGACACTTGGCCGCAAGTGCCGCGGATTATCGTTCCCGAGCGAATCCCCGAGGCATGGCTGACCGACGAGATGAAGTCGATCATAACTTCCGCCGCCCAGGAGCAGGGCCGCATCGGCGGCTTCCCCGCGGCGGCGGTGTGGAAGGGAATTTTACTGCTGTGCTACGACACGGGCGAAAGGATAGCGTCGGTCGTCGATGTGCGAGCATCCGACGTGCGCGGCTGCAACGTGATCTTCCGCGCCGAGGAGCGCAAGGGGCGGCGGCGGGACATCCTCCGCGAAATCAGCGTCGAATGCGCCGACGCTCTCTTGGCGATTCGCCGCGGCCCCGACGACACGGCGATTCCTTGGGATCGGCACCGCACATGCCTTTGGCGAATCTTGAAGATCATCCTTCAGCGAGCTGGACTGCCCAGCGATCGGCGGTGCAAGTTCCACAGGATCAGGAAGACGACGGCGAGCTACTACGAGGCTGCCGGCGGCTCTGCGCAACGACTACTTGATCACTCAAGCCCCGCGGTCACGAAAAAATACCTCGACCCTCGAATCGTCAGCCCGGGCGTGCCGGCACCGAGCGTCCTGCCCCGCGTGGTCTAGGCATCGGAGTGCCACTCATCGCTCATGTCTCCGAGCGTCTCGGCCAAGAACATGAGAGCCTGCGCGACGATGGCTATCGCTATGGCGATGGCTGCGAGGCACTTCGACAGGACTGTTCTCAAGCCTCCACCCACGTCCCAGTAGCCTCATTTAGCACCCATCCCTCGCCGGGACATGGCGGGACAAAGCCCTGCAAGTCTTCTCGCCACAGATAACCAATCCCGGCGTAATTAAGTCTGAATTTGCCGCTGTACGATGTCTGCACCCACCGCCGATGCCCTGTGATTGACTCCATGAGGTCAATACCATTCGACTCGACCTCAACGCCGTCAACGAGAAGCACCTCGTTGGCGACCACTGCTACAGATGTGACGACATTGTTCTCGTCCAACTCGGCGAAGTGTGCCATTAGAACGTGATGCTCCCGCTGCCTGTGAATGTGTAGACATAGTCGCTGCCAGCCGAGGTCACGGTTGGCGAGCCTGTCGTTGCAATCGCTGGCGAGGGACTGCGGATGATGACCACGCCGCTGCCACCGTTACCGCCCGCTCCTCCACCACCACCGCGATTTGCCGCTCCCTGCGAGGCGGCTTGATTTGATGGCGATGTGTTTCGACCGCTGCCGCCGCCGTCCGTTGCAGTGCCACCCGTGGCAGACAGGTAGTTCGCGCCGCTGCCCCCGCCGCAGTAGCCTACTGAACTGCCTGTTATGTTGCTGCTGACGCCCGACCCGCCATTTCCGGCGGCGGACGCTGTTGCGCTGCCTCCGGCACCCCCGGCACCACCACCGCCTCCGGTCGCATAGACACCACCACCGTATCCAAAACCCCCATTAAATCCTTGAGTCCCTTGTGAACCAAAACCAACCGCCGCAGTCCCGAATGCGCCGCCGCCGCTCGCGCCGGAACCCCCCGCAGAAGTGCCGCCTCCGCCCCCCCCAAACCCGCCGCCAACTGCCGTCATCCCGAGCGCGGTAGTGTTCGTTCCAGCAGTTCCCGGCACGGCGGCGGACGAAACGTCCGTGTACGCATACGCCAATGTGCCTCCGCCGCCGACAACGAACGAATATGTCACGCCGACGACGGCAGGGAAATTGCCGGTAAGCAGACCACCAGCACCACCAGCCGCGCCGCGAGAGCCAGCCCCGCCGCTGCCACCTCCACCGGCTATGAGGTACTGCACGGGTATGCGAGACGGCCATCTTGCCGACGATAGCGCAGCACCTCGCAGCGATGTCCCGCTAGTCAGTCGCCTGCTCATGTGATCTCCACTCCAAACGCGCCGAAAGACAGAGTGGCCGAGCTTGCGTAGACACTGATCACGTCTGTTGCAGCGAGAGTTATCCCGAGAGTGAGCGTGATTGTATCGTTGGCCGGAATCGCTGAGTCGTACACCAGATAGTGCTGCGCCGCCACCGTCGCACCCGCAGGCCGAATGGCGACTCTATACGTTGCTGACGAGGCGGCTTGGTTGCATATCGACAGTGTCGAAACGATGGTGCTGGTAGACGCCGCCACCGTGTAGAGCGTCGTCAGCGTCGTTGCCGATGGGTTGAGTTGTCCAAGAACCTTGTGCGTCTGTGGCATCTCAGCCTCCCATCAATAGAAACGGATGAATCGGGATGAAATCTAGGCGGGCCTGCGAGAGCGTCCCGCTGGTCAGGTCGGAGGCCGATGTCGTCGCAGAGCCGCCGCTGCCGCCGCCGCCAGTCACGCCGATCTCAACGTAGACGCCGTTGGCGAACTGAAATGCCCTAGAGCTATCGGATGCCAGATAGAGGACACTGCCCAGCCCGACTGCCGGGAACGACGCCGTTGTCGCGTAGCTGGCGATCGAAGAAAACGTCGTCACCGCACCAGCCGCAGAGCGGAAGAACAGCCGACCGTCGGCTTGGTTCACTCCGATCTGGCCGTTCCCGAGCGAACTGGGCGTATTGCCAGCGGTGTTCGAGTACGGATTGCGAACGACGTTTGCCACGATCAGAATGTCCCAGAATCTATAACCAGATTGTCGATCGAGCCGCCGGTGATGTTGACGTTGCTTGACGCCTGAGTCGCCATCGACCCGAGGCCGAGGTTCGTGCGAGCGGTGGCCGCGTCAGTCAGATCGGAGAGGTTCGACGCCTTGGTGAGCTTGCCGCCGATGCTCGCCGAGATCGTCGTGGAGAAGCTGGCGTCACTCCCTAAAGCGGTCGCGAGTTCTGCCAGTGTGTTGAGGGCTTCCGGTGCCCCGTTTACGAGGTTCGCCACTGCCGTCATGACGAATGAGGTGTTCGCTATCTTCGTCGAGGAGTCGCCTGCGGTCTGGTTTGGAGCAGTTGGAGACCCGGTCAGTGCTGGAGATGCCAGCGGTGCATAGGTGCTGCTCGCAGACGCCTGCGACAGATAGGTGCTACTCGCCGAGGAGATCGTCAGGTATGTCGATCCAGCGTTCGCAGTGGTCAGGTAGTTCGCGAGTTGCGACGACACGTCAACGGCAGCGACCGCCGAGGTGACATAGCTCTTCGTAGCGAACGTCCCGTCGCCGCCTATGACGATTACGCTTGTTGCATTCCCGTCTTGGCCTAGACCCTTGCCATACATGAGGTTGCCGTCCACCTCATTGAACGCAAGCTCACCGTTGAGGAGCGTAGCTGGCGACCCCGGCTGGCCGCTGACCCGCCTCTTAATTCTGATTCGATTCGCCACGATGCTTGCTCCTTAAAAGTTGCCAGCGTCGACAACCACGTCACGCTCTGGGTAGTTCTGCCACTTGCCGCCGCCGCCGTATCGAAGGAGGTCGCCTTCCGCGACCCCGCTCAACTGCACGTCGCTCGCCGCCGACAGTGCGTTGCCGGGAGGGCCAATCACGCCCTGCGGCCCCTGCGGCCCGATGCCGCCGCCAGCGTTTGCCGTGACGACAGACGAGCCGACACTCGCGGAGATGTCCCCCGAAGCGTTGACGGTCGCCGTGATCGGCTGCGAATTGACTGTCGCTGTGATGTCACTCATGCGTAGACCTCCACAGTTCCGCTCAGAGCAGTCCTCTGCACGCTCCCCGGTGCCACCCAATCAAGCTGCCAGCCATAGGTGCCAGCCGCGAGAGCGGCGGTCTGCGTGTCTGTGAGGGCAATGTTGACTTGACCGGCAGAGGCGTCGGCGATGCTCGTTGTGAACGGCACCACAGTCGCCCCTGTGACGAGGCTCGTCATGCTCGCCGTCACGGTGTAGCCGACGAGCGTGGAGATACCGTCGAAGTCGATCAGAGTCGAGAAGTCTCCAGACTTCTTAAAGGCAAGATTCATTGTGCCGGGTAGCAAGCTGTATGTGCTGCTCATCGTGTCGCCCCCTCAATTGCCATGCCGATCTCATATGCCAGATTCTGCGCCTCGTCGCTTTCGGCCCACTGGAGCAACCGCGTAAGGATGACGGGGCCGACCAACGCGAGAGCCGCGTAGGCAAGGGCGACGGTGATGGTTTCGTTGTCGCCCATGCTTTACGTTACGGCAGTAAGCTGCACGCTCCTGAGTCCAGCGTATGCGTCACTTGTGCCGTCAGGCGTGAGCGTCCAGCGGTATGTGGAGTAATTCGCTGGCGAGGCCAACGCGAACGATTTCACCTCCCCGCTCGTCCACGAGACTTGCCGCGTGTCAAGGAGCGTGAAAGTCACTCCGTCATTGCTGCCAGATAGCTCCCAGCCGCCGATGCTGTAGCTCGCGCTGCCCATCCCAGTGAATGTGTAGCCTCCGATGTAAGACTTCACGCCACCGGCGAACGTGTATTGAAAATACCTCTTTGGCGTGTCCGAGCCGTTTCGTGCCGTGTTGTATTCGCTGCTAGTTCCATCAAACAGGTTCCATACCGCGCCGCCGCCAACCGTGTTCGCCTCTGCCGTGCCATCCGACGTGTTGCTCGTCAGAGTGGGGATCGCGCGGAACACTGCGTTACTCGGCGTCACCGAATTTGATGCTGTGGAGTAGTTCCCGACGCCCACGCCGTTCACGCCAGCCACTCTGAACACATACGCAGTGCCATTGGTCAACCCAGTGACCGTCGCACTGGTCGCCGTTGATGCTGACCGGCTGAATGTTGTCCAAGAAGACCCAGAATTGCTTGAATACTGAACGGTGTAGTCGGTGATCGGTGTCTGCGCCAGAACAGTTGGTGCCGTCCATCCAACCGTCGCCTGCGCATTGCCAGCCGACGCCGTCACGCTGGTCGGCGCTGGAGGCACAAATAGCGAGCGAAGTAGTGCGTCCTCGCCAGAGCCGCTGCTCGCCGCAACGAGTTCCCACGCCGCGCCTGTCCACGACCACGTTCTACCGTTCGCGGTGAATGTCTGGCCTGTTGTCGGATTGCTGGGGAGGGTGAGTGACATGGGGATTCCTAGTTACTGGGCGACGGTGACGGGTTCGTGGTGGGTCATTAGTAGTTGGGGACTACAAAGTTGCCCGAGTAGCGGGCCGCCTTTGTGACTCTGTATTGATCCATGTACCCATCAAAATTCGCCCCGGTTGCTCCGGCTGGTTCACCGGAGCCGATGGCTACGATGTTGCCATTTGGGGTTGCGGCGGCTGTTGAGTTTCCTGTCTGCTGCGCAACCTGCGAACCGTTCACATAAATAGTAATTGTTGTGCCACTTCGCACTGCGGCAACGTGATACCACTGATTTGTGGTCATGCCGTGATTGCCATAGAAGTTGTTATTAGAGTAGCTAGAGACGTTGAACACGATCCGGCTATTCAAAACATAGAAATCGATTCCGTAGTCCGCATTCTGGTCGCCTTGCCCATATATCCAGTATCCGCCGGGATAATCGGGCACAGTGTTTGAGCTAGGCATACTTTTCAGAAACAGCCACGTTTCAATCGTGAAGTCGGAAGTGCCATACGTAAAATCAGAATAGGCAGAACTGCCAGAAACAACTAGTCGATCTCCTGACGATCTTGTGAACGACCCGCTGCGCTGCCCCATTTTTGCTTGCGTCGTAGATGTAGCAGCGTTGCCGTAAGCCGTGATGGTTTTGGTACGCGGCGACAAATCGGCGAACGATGTTCCTTCCATGCTCAGATACAGAATGACGCTGTTCCAGTAATAGTCAGGATTAGGCCACGCACTTGATCGGTTGTATTCTTCGGCCGCACGCATCGGCCATACGCCACTCGCAGAAGACTGCGACGGCGCGAGCGCAGTTCCAATTACACCTCCGCGTGGACGCATTAGCTCAGCTCCTTCCAAGAGGCGTTGACCTTGAGCTTGCTCGCCGCCCCCGCAGTGACGTAGATCGACTGCGCCTCAAGGAGCGTCACACCCTGCGCCTTATCGACAACGATCACGGCAGAGTTGGCCGGTACGCTCACGGTTGATGCCAACTCGTAAGCGGTGCCCGAATTGTCGGCAGTGCGATAGAACGTCACGGTGACGTTCACGGCATTGTTTGTATCAATGTTAGCGACAGTGATTGCGTCCAACACAAACACCTTGCCGCTGCTCGCCGCATTGCTGACAAGCTGCGTTGGCGATGTGCTTGTGAGCGATACCGAGGCGTTGTTCGCGTAGCAGTTAGACGAACTGGCGAGGTTAGGATTTGCCATTTCTAATTAGCTCCCAAAAAGAACTGAGCGAATGAATTCATTCATGCCGGTCGATGCGCCGCCACCCGCCGCCCCAACTTCAACATACGCGCCCTGCCACTGGTAGACGCGAGCCGTATCGGTCGCCACATAAATCACGCCAGACGATCCCGTCGCGGGGAATGCCGAGACCGTCGCGGCAGTGACGACTGAGCCGCCGCTGCTCGCGGCAACGAGTTCCCAAGTGTTGCTCCCGGCGTAGACATATTGTCGCCCGTTTTGCGTGCTGGTCGCGCCCACTGCCGGTGAAGAAGGAAACGAAAATGGCATGATTACCTCTAGTTACCTATCTCGACGTAGACCCCAGACGGATCGAATCGAAAAACCCGATTCGCGTCGGTGCTGATGTACAGCGTGCCGCTGGCCCCGACTGCGGGGAATCCCGCCGTGGTCGCTGCTTCGACGATGTTCGCGGAGCCGCCGCCACCACCGGAGCCGACAGCCACCGGCTGATTTGCTGCATTGCCGATGTACAAACGACCGTCTGCGGCATTCCACCCAAGCTCTCCGTAGCTGAGAGTCGGCGTTGAGCCAGCGACATTCGAGCGTTTTACTTTTACGATTTTTGGCATCAGGGCACCGTAAGAGTTGCGGCGTTGCTGTTCACTGTCGTATAGCTGTCCTTGCTATACACCGCTCGATACCTCTTGCCGCTATCGCCCGAGACGGGAGTGAAAGAGAGCGGGCTACTGACGGCACCACTGATGTTCGTCCACGTCGCACCGCCGTCGGACGATTGCTGCCACTGGATCGCAGGAGAGCCGAAGCTCGTCGATGCTGATGAGGCGAACGTCGCTGACAGGACGCCGCCGATGTCGTAGAGCGAGCTTGCCGTGGCCGCGAGATTCCCACTGACGACAATCGGGAACGTAGCAAGGAGGTCTACGCCAGAGGTCGCTGTACTGCTCGTTGTCCGCTGAGTCCAGTTCAGCCCGTCGGTGCTTGTGTAAAGCCTCGTGTAGTTGTCTTCGCTGCTGACGAGAGTTGCTATGTATCCATTCGACGTGGCGGCGATCCTGCCGAATGACGAATCCCCGCTCTGCCGCAGCACCCAGTTACTGCCGTCGTTACTGCTGGCGATGCCGCTGGTTGTGACGGCTACATACCTCGCACCCCTCGCCATCGCTATGAACGTGAACGGCGTTGACAAGGCCGAGAACGTGGAGCCAGAGTTGACGCTTATGACAGTATGGGCGGCACTGCTGCTGTAATTGTAGTTGATGACAGTTGTGCCGTTGACGATAACGCCAGACGAGGTGGGCGACCATAGCGACTGCGACGAGTTGTCCTGCGTGTATGTACCCCGCGAAGACCACGACGATCCGCTGTTTGTCGTAACCGCGATTGATGTGCTGTTCGACCAATAGCCGGAAAACCCAGCGTCGTACTGGCTTTTTGAGCCGTAGGCGTAAACAGTCGAGCCAGAAACAATTGCACCCTGCCATGTGTACCCGCTCGGCAGAGTCGTCGCAGACCAAGTCTCGCCGTCTGAAGAGGAAGCAGAGGCCGTGCCGCCCGAGTGAATCGCGATGAACTTCGATCCCGTCCAGACGACGCTCGCCGGGGTAATCGAGGACGGCAGCGTCCTGCCCGTCCAGTTGATGCCGTCTGTGCTTGAGGCGGCCTGAGCGCTGCCAGACTTGACAGTGACATAGACGCCGCCTCCGTAGACGACGGGCGACCACGTTCCGGCGTATGGGAGCACCGCAACCCGCTTCGTCCACGTCACCCCATCGTCGCTGGTTGCGATATAGTCGCCGCCGAGTGTGTCTCTCGGGGTGGCGAACCACTTGCCGTTGGCGATACTGATCCCGTTCCATGTTCCGCTGGGCAGAGAGAATGCGGTCGCCGAATACTGCGACACGCTTGCCGTCTGATTGCTCGGCTGCTGCGACACGGTGATAACGTCTGTGGGAACAGTCAGGGTGGCCGCATTCGACCGCACCGTGTTCCAGCCAGACTTGGCGAACTTCGCTCTGTATTTCTTGCCCGTATCGCTGGATGTCAGTCCTGTCAGCGAGAGCGACGAGTTCGTCTGGCCGCTCAAGTCTGAGTAGGTCGTCCCGCCGTCTGTGGAAATCTCCCATTGGAGCGTCGGTGCCCCCGCTGGCGAGGACGCCGCCGAGGTGAACGAGGCCGAGTAGTTTGGCGTCGTTCCCGCAACCGGCTGGCCCGTCTGGCTGGCTGGCTGCGACGTGACCGTAATCGGGGCCACTGCCAGAGTCGCCGCGTTGCTGGTGGCGTCCGAGTAGCCGCTTGAAGACACGATGCAGCGATACCGATAGCCGTTGTTGCCTGTCTCGGTGATTCCAGAGAGTGCGTAGCTGGCTGACGTGGCCGAGTCGATCGTCGTCCAGTTCGTGCCATCTGGCGATGACTGCCACTGATACGAGAGGCCGCTGCCTGGAGTCGTGGCCGACACGCTGAACGTGGCTGAAGTACCGTTCGTGAGCGAGACGTTCTGCGGCTGCGTGATGATCGAGATCGCTGCCGAGATCGTGAGCGTAGCCTCGCCGCTGGTCAGCGTTGCCGTCGGAGTCAGTTCCACCACAACCGCCGGGAGCCAGCCATTCACGGCAGTTCCGCCGGTTCCAGCAGAGCCGCTGGTAATGACAACGCGATACTTGTCGCCGTTGTTCGCGGCGTAGCTCAAGTCTGCGAGTGCAAGGGTCGCCGACAGTCCAGTGGCGATGTTCGTCCACGACCCAGCGCCGCCTGCCTGCCTCTGCCACTGATACAGAAGCTCTGCCCCCTGGGTGGCTGACGCCGTGACGCTGAACGTAGCAGCACCGCTGACTGCGGTCTGATTGCTCGGCTGCACCGAGATCGAGATCGTCGGAGTCGTCCAGTCTTCGATCGAAGTTCGACGCCACTGGTTCACATCATTGGCGACATAGATGTAGCTTGAGTCGTAGCTGATCGCCCCGGCCTTCGTGACCGCGGTGGTCGCCGTTGGTGCCGATGACCACGCGATGCCGCCGGCCTCAATGGTCACATCGCCAATCTTTCCGTTGACGCTCTGGACGGGTGCGGCTGCCGAAGAGCGTGCAGTTGTGAAGTAGAGGTTTGTGTTGCCCTCTGGAACGCTGTCTGTGCTGCCAGGGCTTGCGGCGATCTCAACGTATCCAGAACCGCTCCACCGCCATATCTTTCGAGTATCGATGGCGACATACAACTTTCCAGACTCGCCGTTTGCCGGCAGCGCCGCGTAGTTCGCGTACTCGAGCACGTCATCGACGAAGGACGGCAGTTGGCTGGACGGCACAGTTCCGTTCACGAGCGTGGCGTAGCTGCCAGATGCCTGCTTGCCGTCAAGCACGGCCTGGAGGTTTGTGACTTCGCTGATCGCGTGAGTGTGGGCAGCAGCAGTGAATGTCGTCGGCACGCCGGTTAGGTTGCCGTAGGCAATCACCGGCACGGCATGAACGTGATCAGCTCTCGCCGCCCTGGTCGCCGACCCAGCGCTCGCTACACCAAGCGGCTGCGGCGTCTCGTCGGCGAGGTTCGCCGTGCCATCGACCCCTCGCGGTATGGTGAAGTTGAGTGTGACCGTGCCGCCGCTGCTCACCGTGTCGATCTTGGCCGACGACCCTGCTGCCCCGGTCGTGACGGTGCCGGCCTGAACGGTCATGTACGGGCCGGCGTCTCCCTGCAAGCCACGCGGCCCCTGCGGAACGACGAATGAAATCTGCTGCGACGGCGAGGAGCCGGTGATGCTCACAGACGCGGTTGTCGCTGTGGTCGTGGTCACACTGCCGACGGTCAGCGAGTTCGCAGGGCCAGCAGGCCCGACGCTCCCTTGTACTCCCTGGCTGCCGGTCGCGCCCTGCGGCAGCACAAGATTTAGCGTCTGCGTCGGAGCTGTGCCCGTGATCGTCGCCGCGGCGTCCACGCCCGTGACAACAGTACCGATCTTCAGCGACGTGACCGGCCCGGCCGGCCCCTGGGGCAGGACAAACGAGAGCGTCTGCGACGGTGCCGAGCCGCTGATACTGACGGCCGCGGTCGTGCCAGTGCTCACGCTGCCGATCGACAGCGAGCTTGCTGGCCCCGTCGGCCCCGGCTGGAGGACGAACGCTAGGGTCTGAGACGGCGCTGTGCCGCTGATACTCACGGCCGCCGTCGCACCAGTGCTTACCTTGCCGATCGACAGCGAAGTTGCCGGCCCGGTTAGGCCGGTGTACCCGCGCGGGAGCGAGAAATTGAATTTGGCTGCGTAAGCCGAACCGACGTTCGTGACGGTCGCGGTCTGCGTGGCGTCGATCGTCGTGACGGTGCCGGCCTGGATCGTCGCCGCTTGGCCGTTGCCGCCGCCGACAGTCTGGTCGCCGACGTTGACGTTGACCGTGTCGCCGTTGCCCACGACGCTGTTGACGCTCGTCGAGCCGACGACAACGACGCTGATCTCGCTCATGGGGCCACCGCCGTCACGCTGCCGCTAATGATGGTGCGAGTAACCTCGCCGGGGGCGATCCAGCGGAGATACCAGCGGTAGGTCTGCGTCGGCGACAGAAGCTTTGTCTGCGTCTCGGTGAGACCAATCACCATCGCGCCGGTGGAGGCGTTTGAGATGCCGACTGTCGGCTGGGTGATCGTCGTCCCGACTCCGCTCAGAGAACCCGCACCGCCGCCTGTCGTGGTCGTGTCGCTCTGGTAGATGTAGCTTTCCCAGGCATAATTCGACACGTCACGCTGGAGATTGATGGCGATATTCCATTCATCCCCGCGAACAGCTCGCAAATTTAATTCACCAGGAAGTAATGTGAAATCTGCCACGGCATCACCTCAGTTCGTGGCTGATTCGCCATGCTGGCCTGTCTTTTTGACCACGGCGGCCTTGATCTCATGCTGGTCGGTCGCGATGGCCTGGAGCGTCTCTGCCTGCTTCATTTGCGTCTTTCCGATCTCGTCCAGAGTCTCTCGGGTCGAGTCCAGAAACTCGGTGTGCGACTTCACGATCGGCACCAAGACCGTGCTGTGGAGCGTCACGGCCGCGTCCCTTGCGAACCATAGGACAACCGCCAGAAGGACAAGGGGAACGCCGAAACGCTCGGCCACGCGAAACGCGGCCTCGACGAAAGATTCGCTGCTCATCTGCGACTCCGCGACGACAAAATATAGGCCGGTAGCCTATTTAAATTGTAGCAGCGTTGAGTTGCAGCTTGAGGTCATCCAGGGAGCCCGAATTGTCGATGGTTCTGGTGATCAGATGGTCGCTCACCCCAGCTTCGCTTGAGTGCGCGGCCGATTCGTCGGCAAGGCACCGCCAGCCTGGGCGTGCGACCCGCCAGACCTCGCCGCCCGCGTCAACGATGGCCTGTGCCTCGTTGTCGAACCGAACGTCAGTGATGACAACGCCATTGAAGGTCAAGTGCTGGGCTGCGCGCTCCATCGCGATACGAATCCAGATTTCGGGGTGGACGGTGCCTCGCCCCCACTCAGTGCCGAGGGTCTGGAGCAACTGCCTTGGCGACTTGCCCAGCCAGGGGATCACAGTCTCCTTCACTTCGCGATCCTTGAGGCGGGAGACGGAGAGGCCCGTGATCGTTGAGATGCACTCGTAGAGGGGGTCGGCGAAGGCAATCTGAGCGAACGGGCCGCCGTTTGAATCAGTAAGAAAATCTGCCAACGTATTCTTACCGGCTCCAGCCGGCCCGCAGAGTCCAATCAGCATGGCAAATCCCTCCCGTCGAATCGAATTGTGACCCCGACGCTGCCGGCCAGCAGCCGCTGGCTGACGCCGGCCTCCTCAAGCATTTTCTCGGCCAGTTCCACGTTGAGCAGCCATCGGGCAGGCGTGGCGTTGCGGAGGGCGATCAGGCCGACGACCTCGCGGACGCCCGCCGAGACGATCGCCCTGGCACAGTCTGTGCAGGCGAACCAGGGGCAGTAGAGCGTTGCCCCCGCCGTCTCCAAGCCGATCTCAGCGGCCTTGTAGATCGCCGCCCTCTCTGCGTGCTCAATAAAGTCGTATTTGAACGGCCGCGCGAGCCGATGCTCTGGGCGTCCCACCCCAGGCGGGACGCAGTTGGCGGCGTAGACCGTGCCGCCGGCCGCCACCAGCACGGCACCATTCTGAGTGTCTGGGTCGTGCGAGTGCCGCACGGCGTAGCGGCAGGCGTCGTGGAGGCGGTCGATGTCGCTCATCGTGTCGGCCCCGCGACGTGCATGGCGGTGAGGCCGCCCTCGGGGAGGTAGATGAAGGTTTCCATGCACTGCCGTGAGCAGATGTACCCGCTCGCCGAGTGCCACTCGTCGGGCGGCGTGATCGACGGGGCTGTTCGCAGCACCACAGAATCCACCGATTCGATAGACCGCTCGGCGGCCTGGGCGTGGATGTGGCCGGTGTGGAACTCTCGATACCAGCACCGCGACCACTCGGACGACGCCTCCATGGCCATGATCTGCGGCAGCCGCTTCTTCGCCTTGTCGCCGTGGGCAGCTCCGATCAGGTTGCTGCCGTGAGTGACGTATTGCCGTCGCGTGTAGTGCGGCGAGATGGCGACCCGCCCGTCGTTGCGAAACCGCTCTTGAAGAATCCTGCGGAACGCGGCCGTCAGTGTCTCGTCGTGATTCCCGTTGACAACGAGCACGTCGGTCGGAACGGTGGACGCCGATCGCTCGACAAGCCCCAGCAACGTGTCGCAGCCCACTTGAATCATCTTCTGGAAGCGACCGTCGTTGTCCTGCGGCGTGCCGGCCGTCGTGTTTCCCGCTGGGCCGTCGGCGTTGAACAGGTCTCCCAGGAACAGGATCGTGCGGCGGGCCGGCTGATATGTGTCGCCGGTATCAAGCAGGGACATCCCCGCATCGCCGACCATCTTCTCGGCCAGCGACAGATCGTAGTCCTCATGGCCCGTCGATTTCGCCCAGGCGTATTTACCAAAGTGCGCGTCGGCGACGACGAGAACTTGCCAGAGGTCGCCACGCCCTTTTGGCTTGATCGGCTTCTGCTTCGCCCGCGGGAGCCCAGCCCCCGCGATCATCGCCTCGACGGCTTCCTTGATCCCCGGCCCTGCCTTGGGCTTGAGCCGTACCCAGACACGGTGCAGCTCGGTGACCGTCGGCTCGCCGTTGTCGCCGGCAGTCGCGACTTCCCACTTCGTGGCCTCACTCGCAGCTACCTCCATCTTGGATAAGTCGGCTTCGATGTGCTTGAGGAGATCATCGACCGTCTTGATTCGCCGGCTCGTCGAACGCGCCTCGAGCACGTCACCCTCGCGCCGCTGCGTCACTTGTTCTGCGTCGGCGGCCGGCTTCGGCGAAGCGGCGGCTGCCGCGGCCGAAAGGATGTCGCCTGTCAGCCCTGGGTCAGCCATCGCTGAACTTGCCTCCACTTTGAGGTTGTGTAGCCGCGGGCCGTGAGCTTCTCGACGATTGTCCTCGCCATCTGAGATGCGGAGACACCCGTCGAGTC